CAACCAAAGCCCACCCGCTGCAACCGCAGAACCGGTGCTGGTGAACAACGGGTTTTGGCCCGACGTGGACCCGGTAGACATTCGCGCCGCCGCCCGGCTTGACGGCACCGTCACCGCGCCCCGCCTGCGCCTGGCGCTGCAAATCGCCGTGGCCGATGTGAACGAACAACTGGCCGCCTGGCAGCTTGCCCAGCAAACCGCCGGGCACGCCTTGGCCAGCGCAGTGCCAACGCCCCAGGTGGACGGCCAAAGCACCCACCTGCTGCACTACCGCATGGCCCTGGTGAGCCACATACAAGCCGGGCTGGCCGAGCGGTACCGAGACCTCGACACCACTGGCGCCGGCGACAAAAAAGCCACCGAGCTGGAAGCCACCGCCGCCGAACACCGGCGCAACCTGCATTGGGCGCTAAGCCGCATCGTGGGGCGATCGCGCAGCACTGTGGAGCTGATCTGACCATGGCCACCGCCACCACCACAACCGTGCGCGCCCTGCAGGGCGACACGCTGGACACCCTGTGTCTGCGCCACCTGGGCACCACCAGCGGCGGCACGGTAGAGGCCACGCTGACCGCCAACCCCGGCTTGGCCAGCCTTGGGCCTGTCCTGCCCGTGGGCACACAGGTGGTGCTGGTGCAGCCCGCCAAAAGCACCGAGCAAACCGTGAAGCTATGGGACTGAACGCCCCAACCCAAAACACCATGAGCGACCAAACCACCCAGGCCATTGAAGCCACACTGGCCACAGCCGGCAGCAAAGCCACCTACACCGGAGCCGGCATGACCATTGGCGGCTGGGCGCTGTCCAACGAATTCGCGGTGTTGTTCGGCATGCTCATTGGCGTTTTGGGCCTGGCCGTCAACTGGTATTACAAACACAAGCTGACCATGGCCGAAATCAAACTCAAAGAAGAGCAGGCCGCCCGCGAGCGCGAAGTGCACGCGGCAAAAATGGCGGGGTATCTGTGATGCGCAGCCCACGAAACGCTATTGCTGCCCTTGCTTTCAGCGCCGCCGCGCTCATTGGCCTGGCCGTGTCCGAGGGCTACACCGATCAAGCCATCATCCCCACCAAAGGCGACGTGCCCACCCTGGGCTTTGGCACCACCACCCGGCCAGACGGCAGCGCCGTGCGCATGGGCGACAAGACCGACCCGGTGCAAGCCTTGCAGCGCAAGGCGCGCGACCTTCAGAAGTTCGAAGGCGCGCTGAAGTCCTGCGTGCGTGTGCCGCTGCACCAAGCCGAATACGACGTGTATGTCGATCACGCCTACAACATCGGGGCGGGCGCATTCTGCAGCAGCACCCTGGTGCGCAGGCTCAACGCCCAAGACTACGCCGGGGCGTGTGACGCCATCCTGATGTGGCGCCGCGTGGGCGCTCAAGACTGCTCTGAGCCCGGCAACCGAATATGTTGGGGTTTGTGGGAGCGACGCAAAGCCGCGCACGCCAAGTGCATGGGAGCGCAGCAACCATGAACCCGACAAAAATTCTCGATGCCTTCATCTCCGCGCTGTTTTTCGTGCTGGTTGGTGTGGCTTTGGTGGCGGCGCTGCTGCTGCAGGCCGAACAAGAAGCCCACCAGGCCACCAAACAGCAACACGCGCAAGCTGTGGCCGAAGCCGAAGCACTCCGGGCCATAGAAGAAGCCACCCGCCGAAAAACCGAACAGGACCTCAACGATGCGCAAGCCGACCACGCCGAAAAAACCCGAGCCATTCATCTCGATCTGGACCGCGCTCGCGCTGCTGCTCGTGCTGCTGGTGTCGGGCTGCGCCGCGCCACCCAAGCCGCTGCCCAGCGGGCCCGTGAACAATGTGCAGATCCCACCGCTGCCAGCCTGGGCGCGCCAGCCAGCGACCCCATCGGTTTGCTTGCCGACGTGCTTGGACGCGCTGACGCAAGAGCGCAGAAGCTGGCAGACATTGCTGACCAGCGAGGCGCCGCCGGCAGCGCCTGCGAAGCCGCCTACGACCGAGCCCACCAAGCCCTGAAAAAACCACAGGCGAACCCCTGATGTACAAACCCGCCAGCCTGCGCCGCCATCTGGCCGCCACCGTGCCAGACCTGCAGACCAACCCCGACAAGCTGAGCATCTTCGTGCGCCAGGGCCGCACCGTGTGCGCCGGCGGCGCCAGCCTGAGCTTTGAGTACGCGTACACGGTGCAGATCGTGGTGCTCGACTTTGCCGGCGAGCCCGACCACATCATGCTGCCCCTGCTGGTGTGGCTGCGCACCCACCAGCGCGAGTATTTCGACAACCCCGAGACCCGTGAGCAAGCCCTGCGCTTCGAGGCCGAATACCTCAACAGCACCACGCTGGACCTCACCATTGAGCTGGACCTGACCGAGCGCGTGGCCGTGGCCGTGCAAGACCCGGAAGACCACGAGGCCCCGGGCCGCTACACCTTGAACCACCTGAGTGAGCCGCCCGCCATTGAAAGCCTGGACGTTCCCGGCACGTGGGAACTGTTCGACCGAGAAACGCTGGTGACGACCTGGACCACCAACCCGCTGGACGCTGACCACGCGCCCCGCCTGGCCAGCTGACCCCCAGCCATGGCCGAGCCGCTTGATCAGCTTGAAGACTGGGCCGCGCCCCTGCTGGCCAAGCTGCAGCCCGCAGCCCAGCGCGCCCTGCTGCGCCAGGTGGCCCGCGAACTGCGCGCCAGCCAGGCCCAGCGCATTGCCCGCCAACAAAACCCCGACGGCACCGCCTTCGCGCCCCGAAAACCCCAGCGCGACACACGCAAAGGCACAACCACCAAAGCCCGAGCCATGTTCGGCAAAATCCGCATGGTGAAGCACCTGCGCACCCTGCCCGAGCCTGGCGGCGCCGCCGTGGGCTTCACCGGCCGCGCTGCCCGCATTGCGCAAGTGCACCAAGAAGGCCTGCGCGACCGTGTGAGCCGCACAGGCCCCGAGGCGCAATACCCCGAGCGTAGGCTGTTGGGCTTTTCAGACGCGGACATTGACCGCGTGCGCACCACGCTGCTCAACGCCCTGGCCTGGTAGCGGCGTTTGGGCATGTAGACAGCGGGCACACACGGCACCCCGCTGGCTACGCGCGAGACCCCCGGGCACAGTAAGCGCACTGTGTCCAACAACCCCGAACTCACCCTTAACGAACTGCTGCGCCGGCTGGAAAACGCCATCCGCCCCGGCGTGGTGGCCATGGTGCAAATGGACCCGCCCCGCGTTCGCGTGCAAAGCGGCGAGCTTCTCACCGACTGGCTGCCATGGTTTGAGACGCGCGCCGGCAACATTCGCACCTGGTGCCCGCCCAGCGTGGGCGAGCAGTGCCTGGTGCTCAGCCCCGGGGGCGACATGGCCGCTGGCTGGGTGCTCGTTGGCGCCCCCAGCACCGCCAACCCCGCGCCCAGCGACTCGCCCACCTTGCACCGCACCGAGTACCCAGACGGCACCGTGATCGACTACGACCACGAAGCCCACAGCCTCGACATCGTGCTGACCGGTGGCAGTGACGCCAGCATCACGGCCGACAACATCACGCTGCAAGGCGCGGTCGAAGTCATCGGCCCCAGCCTCACGCACAACGGCATCAACGTGGGCAGCACCCACACCCACAGCGGAATCACCCCCGGCCCCGCCAGCACCGGAGTCCCCGCATGATGCGCGGAACCCACGCCAGCACCGGCAAGCCCGTGAGCGACGTGGACCACCTGCGCCAGAGCGTGGCCGACATCCTGACCACGCCCGTGGGCTCCCGCGTCATGCGCCGCGACTACGGCAGCGACATCCCATCGCTCATTGACCAGCCCGACAACGCCACCACCCAGGTGCGCGTGTACGCCGCAGCCGCCACCGCCCTTATGCGCTGGGAACCCCGACTGCGCCTGCAGCAGCTGCGCGCCAGCCGCAGCCGCGCGGGCCAGCTGGTGCTGGAGGTGCAAGGCCAATACATCACCGACGGCCGCGCCGTCACGCTCGAACCCATTCCCCTGGCCTGAGCCACAGAAACACCCTACATGCCCGGCGCCTTCACCACCGTCAACCTGAGCCAGCTGCCCGCGCCCAACGTGGTCGAAGCGTTGGACTTTGAAACCATCTTCGCGGCCATGCTGGCCGACCTGCAGGCCCGCGACGCCGTGTTCACCGCCTTGGTGGAGAGCGACCCGGCGTACAAGATTTTGCAAGTCGCCGCCTACCGCGAGCTGCTGCTGCGCGCCCGAGTTAACGACGCCGCCCGCTCGGTGATGCTGGCGTTTGCCACCGGCTCCGACCTCGACCACATCGGCGCCAACTTCGGCGTGGCCCGCCTGGTCACCAACCCCGGCAACCCCACCGCCGTGCCGCCCGTGGCCCCCACCCTGGAAACCGACGACGCGTTTCGCGCCCGCATCCAGCTCAGCCCAGAGGGC